ATGATGAAAAAGCTACTTTTGATGCCTTTAAAGAGCTATCTGTTAGTAAAATGACTTAAATATTTTAATTTTTAATTACAAATTTTAAAAGTAATTTTAAATTGATATATTTATAAAATGATTAATTTGTATCATAACCGCCTAAAATTAAGATTTTTAACCAGAAATATTTTTATTTAAGGCATGGATTTATTAACCGTCGAGAATTTATTGCAATTTATAGCATTGTTTATTGGGCTTTTGTCTGCTTTCATTAGATTTAATAACAAAACCGAAAAAAATACGCTATTAATTGTGCAGTTAGAGAAAGATGTCCAAGCCATCAAAGAGGAGGTAAAAGATAATTATACCAAGCTTGAAAATAAGATAAGTGAAGTTGAGGATGATATTAAATGTATTGCAGCTGATATAGGCGAAATAAAAGGATATTTGAAGCAGCTTAACAAAAGTTTATGAAACTTAGTAATAGTTTTACGTTAGCAGAAATGCTAAAAAGCAATACCGCTTTTAGGTTAGGTATTGAAGAGCAATATTCTCCATCAAAAGAAATTATTGATAACCTTACAAAACTCTGTAAAAACGTATTACAACCCATTAGGGATGGTTTAGAAATGCCTGTTAGGGTTACCAGTGGGTATAGATGTGAAAAGCTTAATAAATACATTGGAGGTAGTTCTAGAAGTCAGCACGTTAAAGGAGAAGCTGCTGATATTGAGTTGTGGATTAGAGGGGAAGAGAAAAATGCTATATTATTAGATAAAGTTATTAGTTTATCTTTTAATGGTGTTATTAAGTTTGATCAGTTAATAATTGAATATCCTGATGTTAGTGGAGTTCCCAGATGGCTACATATATCATATAGTGAAAATAACAGAGGGGAGATATTAATAGCTGAAAAGGTAAAAGGTAAAACAATTTATAAAAAAGCAAATAGATGAAAAAGTTGTTAAATATTGCAAAAGGATTTTTTTTGCAGCCTGAAACGGTTAAAAATGCTGTTGATGGTATTGAAAAGATTGGAAAAGTAAGAGTTAATAAAAAGAGGGTAGCATTGGCTATTACTATTGTATTGGCTATCTTAGTACTTGCAGGTGCGATTAGTGAGGAAACATTTATAGAACTGTTTAAAGATATTAACTAAGATTTTCTAGCCCTTTTCCGGGTTAATTGTTTGTTTGTTTAGAGGGGAGTTGTTACCCCTCTTTTTTTTTGATCTAAAAAAATATTTACTTTTTTGCTTTGTATATTAATTTTTTATTATATTTGTAATACAAACAACAAACAATTATACATCATGGAAAAGTTCAGAAAAGTATTAGAGGAAATTCAAACAGCAAACAACACTATTTTTAGCGTAGAGTTTATCAAAAAAGATGGTTCAGTAAGAACTATGACAGCACGTTTAAACGTAAAGAAAGGTATTAAAGGTACTGGAATGAGTTATGACCCAATAGAAAAGGGTTTGCTTCCTGTATGGGATATGCAAAAGAATGCATTTAGAATGATTAACCTTAAAACAGTAACTAAATTACAAATCAAAGGAGAAGAGCTTATTTAAGCTCTTCTTTATAAAACAGATAAGATGACAAACGAGCAAAAACATATTAAGTTTAAAAATAAGATAGAAAACAGTATTGCTGTTTATAATATGGTGCTTCAGGATGCTTTAAAAGCAAAAGAAACAAACATCATTGAAGATTTAAATGATTTCTATGATGGTCAGGTAAAGCTTTACAGAGGTAAAAAAGAAACAGCACAAGAGCTAAAAGAATATTATGAGTACCTTTTTGAATAATTTAAACTAATAAATAATTATGGAAGAAAAAATATTTATATCAATGTCCAAAGATGAATTAATGACATTAATTATTGATTGTGTAAATAGTTGTTTAAGCAATCAAAACCAAAAAGAAGGAAAACACGAGGACAAATTATTTAATATTCAAGAGGCTGCTGAATTTCTGCGTTTGACAGTACCAACAATTTATAGTAAAGTTTCAAGAAAAGAAATACCGTTTAAAAAAGTATCAAAAAGACTTTATTTCTCTAAACTAGAACTTATTGAATATCTTAATAAAGGTGGTTTTAAATAATGTTGAGAATAAATTTTGTAACGATGGAAGAAAAAATAGTTGAAATATTATTTAAGACAATTTTAACTAATACCGAAATAGAACAATGCACTGAAGAGTTATTGAAATTATTTGATATTAGTTATTCTGTTTTTGACCACGAAACTATTCAAAGGATTAGAAATAGTTCTTCTGATGCAGAAGTTCGTAGAATGATTAAAAGTAAAATTCAAAAATTGTAACTAACATCTTAATAACCGCTTTTTAAATTGTTGTTATCAAATGTTATAAGCCGTTTTAATAGCCTTTTTTTATTAATTTTAAAATAAAAAGATGAACAAAAAGTCAATAATTATAGTAGGTATAATAGTACTCTGGTCCTTAATTTTAGGCTCTTATTTTATAGATTCAGAAATATATGAAGAGATAGTTATATGGCTTTTTGTTATCCCGGCTTTTGCTGGTGTTATTTATGTTATAATTTCGCTTTATGTTTGGCTTAAAAACTTATTCAATAAAAAAAAATAAACACTATTCAGGGTTTAGATTTAGACCTTTCTTCAGATGCAGAGAGATAACTATTCTTTTCAAGTTTACAGATTCATGTCGCTATGTTACAGATGACCCTCAACTATCTGAGCAGATTAATAAGCTTGTGGGCTTTGGTGCTTTGTGGCATCATAAAAACAGCGTAAGAATTGGCTGGAGGTACTCAGCAAAAAAAGACAGGATAAAGCTTTACACTTACAAATACATTGAAGGAGTAAGGATTAAAAAACATTTTGATACTGTTCGGATTGGGCAGTATAACAAGCTAAGAATTAAAGCTCATCGTACTTACTGGTTTGGGAAGTTTCTATTCCCTTATTTTGGAGGTAAAGCTCCAGCCCCTCATGATATTAAAATTTTATTAGATTTTATATAGTTTTTTGTGTTGTTTATATTAATTATTTATTATATTTGTATATAGTTAATAATTAAAACAAACAATAACAATGGAAAACTTAGCAACAAAAAACAGAGAAAGTTATAGAATAGATTTAGATTTTGATACGCTTACAGGCGAATTAGAATGTCTTATTAATGGCGATTGTCATACTATTATAGATTTTGATTTTGATTTTGAAATTCAAAACGTATCACATGATAAAGGAGATTATTATACTCCTGAATGTATTACTTATGACTGCACCTACAATGCTTCTGGTTTTGATGGTATTAGAACTGAAAACGATGAAAGCTGCGAAGTAAGCCCGGAATACAAACAAATGATAGATATGTTATTAGAGGATGAGATCAGAGATTACATTGATGAGAATGAATTATATAATGATTAAATAGCAGAAAGATGGAGAAAGTAAATTTAGGGGAGTTCTTACATAGGGCTTCCCAAAAAACAAACAAAGAACTGGCTGAAGATATTAGGCAGGTTAAGAAGCTTAGTAATAAACATGATAATGTAGTAGTACATCAGGAAAAGAAAAGCTTAGATGCTACTGCTGACAAATTATCTAAGAGTATTAAAAGCTTTAACAAGGATGCAGAATTAATAATAACTATAAACGAAAAAACATGGAAACAGGATTAGAAAAAGCCCTCAAAACAGTTGATATTAAAGGTAAGGCTTATGTAACAGTTAATGAGCGTGTAAAGTATTTTAGAGAGCATTTTACAGGCTATAAGCTAATAAGTGAGATAGTATATCATAATCAAGCTACTTTTTTAGAATGGCATGAGTTTGATGCAGAAGGTAACAAGATCAATAAAACAGCATGGACTAAAGGAGAAATATGTTTTAAGGCTTCGATATTTAATGAAAAGGATGAAGCAGTAGCTACTGGGTATGCAATGGAAAAAGCTGATAGTTCATACATAAATAAAACCAGTTATATTGAGAACTGCGAAACTAGTGCTTGGGGTAGAGCTTTAGCCAATTTTGCAATAGGGGTTGATAGTTCAGTGGCTAGTGCTGATGAGGTTGCTAATGCTATTAAAAATCAGAAATAAATGGGTTTTGATAATACTACTGAGAATGCTACCGACTGGCAAATATCAATAATAGAAAGTTTAATACCATTGTCATACATACCTCAACAGGAAAAAGATGAAGTAGAAAGGATGATTTTTGACACTGAATTAAAGTATGAAGAGGCTGATGCAATTATAACTTATTTAAAGGCTAATAGCATTCCAACATTAGAAGAGGAATTTAATAGAAAAATAAACGATAAAAAGTAAATCAAAAATGGAAAACAATTTAGAGTTCCCACAAGGGCTGATATTTAAACTACCTAGAGAAAAAGCTCCTGATTTTATAAAGGGCAGCTTATCAATTAAAAGAGCTGAATTGATACAATGGCTTAATAGCAAATCTGATGAATGGATAAATTTAGATTTAAAAGAAGGCAAATCTGGAAAAGCTTATGCCGCTGTTAATAATTGGAAACCAGAAGGTCAAACTAATAACACACCAATAGCAAAAGATGCTGCTGATGATTTACCGTTTTAATTATGGATAGTAAAGAGATAGATAAATTAATTGAAGAAATAGCTCTTATTATTAAGGGCTATTCTTCTTTAGATAAAGATTTTAAGGACATTAAAAGGTTAATAGTTGCAAAGCGTAAACTTGTAGGCTATGCTTTTAGATTTAGTGCTGTTGTAGGTTATGCATTGGATCAGTACAATATTAGCTATGCAATCAGAAAAAATGAGTTAGCAAATAAAAAGTTAAAGTATATTGAGGATGGTGATAGTGCCGGAAAAGCTGAGTTAAAAGCAGAGTTAAAAAACTACCAGTTAAGATTAGCAGAGGGTGAGAATGAAGCCCTTTACAGGAGGGTTAAAAGTTACTTCGATACTATGAGAGATGCGATAACTAGTATTACACAAGATATTAGTATATTGCGTAAGGAGTATGAAGATACAAGAGTTCACGATAACGGGTAACTGCCCATCTAAAAGTAACTGCTACAAAGTAATTAAGTTAGGTTCTAAATGTTCACTCGGTAAGCAGAAACACCTTAAAAGCTATGAAAACTCTTTTATGCTTCAGATGCTACAATACAAGTATGATCTAATAGATACAGAATTTAAGTTTATTATTGATGTTTATTATGATAGCCGCAGACCTGATTTAGATAATGCCTTAAAAGTGGTATTGGACTGTTTACAAAAGGCTGGAGCGATTAAGAATGATAACAAGTGTATTGAAATAGTTGCAAAAAAACACTTAGATAAAGAGAACCCTAGAGTAAAGTTCACTATATTACCAAAATAACATAAGGAGATAATTTATTATAAATGAGGTAAAATTAATTTTTTACCTTTTTTTTTGTGTTTATTTTTTATATTAGAATTTTATTATATCTTAGGGCAAACAAATAAACAATTTAACAATGGATTTTACAGAGATTAAAAAGAGTATGTTATTAACTAAAGCACTGGTTAATGCTATTGATGAGGTAGATGAAAATTTATCATATAAACATTTAGCTGAAAGCGTAGCATTTATCATGCATGAATATTATTCTGAAGAAAATAGACAGGAATTTTTGAAAACATTAAAAAATTTATTAACATGAAAGAGTTAGATACTTTTGAGAATGCATTTCTAGTATTTGCAAATGCTTTAAGTAATTTTGAAAATCAGTTAAACAAAACTGATTACAAACAACAGGATATTAAGCTTCTGGTTTTTCAAACTAAAAATAAGCTGACAAATTTATATCAAGATATTTCTGATGAACTTGATAGAATTGAACAACTAAAAAACTTTTAACTAGATAATATGATTTACAGCGAAAATGACCTTTACAAAGCCTATATGTTATACAAGCAAGGCTTTAATTTTTATGATGTTACTAACTACTTCAAAAGAAACAATGTAACATTATATGACAAACAAAAAATAGAATTAATAATTGATGCAGTTCTTTTGCATTACCAGATAACAGAAAAAGAACTAACAGGAAAAAGCAGACAAAGACATTATGTAAATGCTAGAGGTGCGTATTATTACCTTTGTAGAAATCTGACTAAAAACAGCTTAAAATTTATTGGTAAAAGGGTTAACAGAGACCATGCTACTGTTTTAAATGGTTATAAATTAGTAGTTGATTTATTGGAATTTAATATTGATAATATTAAAGAAGATATTGAACAAGTAACTAGTATTTTCAATGAATATGTAGAAGCCAAAACAAAGGAAAATAACAAACTGATACAAAAGCTATGCAATGTCAAGATTTAGACTTTTTGAAGCTGGTAATCTTTGTATATTTTAACTCTTCTTTAGATCAAAATTCTTATTCTAAGTATATTTTTTGTTACTTAGCACATGACTATTTAAAGATAAATCAAACAAACATTTCTAAGTATTTAGGTTGTAATTTAAGCAAAGTAAGGGCTTATAAAAGGAAGATTACTAGCTTATTAAAAGCTGATGATAAAGTATTACTTAATGATTTAGAACAAATAAAAAAACTACTCAATAATAATGGCAAAAGATAAAAAGAGTTTTATACTCTATTGTGATTACTTGGAAACCTTTTCCGAACTTCCTGATGAATTTGCTGGAAAATTAATTAAACACATTTTCGAATATGTTAATGATAAAAATCCTCAATCAGATGACTGGATGTTGAATGCTGCTTTTAATCCTATAAAACAGCAATTGAAGAGAGATTTAAAGAAATATGAGAAAATACAGGAACGCAATAGAGCCAATGGTGCTCTAGGTGGAAGACCTAAGAAAAACCCAGAAAACCCAGTGGGTTTATCTAATAACCCAAAAAACCCAGTGGGTTATTTTGGAAACCCAAAAAACCCAAAAAAACCTGATACTGATACTGTTAATGATAATGATATATATATAATTAATAAAAAAATAAATTCTGTTTTGAAAAGGTTTTCTGAAACAAGTTATCAACAAAATGAGATAATTTATAAAACGAACAAAGAAGAGCTTATAAAACACTTAAAAAGATTTTTAGAAATTAAAAAAGATTCAGAAGAGTTTAGGAATAAACAATACGGAAATATTATATCTTGGTTCTGGAATTGGTGTAACTCAACCAGCAAACCAAAAGAAACAAACAACAATAACACAGCAGCTCCTTGGATAGAAGGGAGTAAATAGATGGAAAATTATTACACAAAACCTTTTCATGAGCTTCAGGGCTTAGATGAAATACGATTAGGAAAGATTGAGCAAGGTTTAGGAATAGGAGTAGAAGCTTTTGATAACCACATTAAATGGAAGCAAGGGCAGTTTAATATGGTTAACGGGCATGATAACGTAGGAAAAACAGATGTTTTGTTATGGTACTTTGTTTGCATGAGTAAGCTGCATGGTAAAAAACATCTTATCTACTCTTCAGAAAATACAGTTAGAAGTCAGGTATTTAAAATTTTTAACTTTTGGACTGGTAGAAGATTAGACAAAGATTATACGATTGATGATAGAGGTTTTCAGCATACCCTAAATGAAATATCTGATTATTTTGAATTTATACCGAACGATAAAAGATACTCCGCTTATGATATTTTGGACATAGCAAGTAAAAAGCATCATGATGGATTGTTAGTTGATCCTTTCAACAGCTTAATGACTGAAACCAGTAACAAACATCAAGAGGATTATGACATTTGTGCTAACCTTAGAATATTTGCAGAACAGAATAATACTACGGTATTTGTAAATGCTCATCTAGTAACTCAATCAGCCAGAAACAGATATCCAAAAGACCATATTTACGAAGGACATTTAGCAGCTCCTGAAAAAGCAGATACAGAAGGTGGTCAAAAGTTTGCTAATAGAGCAGATGATTTTTTTACTATTCACAGAATGACACAGCACCCGGAAAGGTGGAATATTGGAGAGCTGCACGTTAGGAAAGTAAAAGAAACTATTACTGGAGGTTGTGTTACTCCCAGAGATAAACCAATAGAGTTAAGATGGGTTAATCATTGTGCTTACATAATCGATAACGAAAACCCATTAGAGCATACATACGACAAACCATCCGAACAATTAGAACTCATAAAAACAAAAGAGCATCAAAACATGAGTAGAATGAGCTACGGAAATGATGATATTGATGACGATTTACCATTTTAAACAACAAACTATGCTAAGTGAAAAGCCACAAATCGATTTATTGCCTATTTATGTGATGTTTAAGGACACGAAAAATATTTTTGGGGGTAATGTATACCTCGAGGCAAAACAAGCTCTAGAAACGGCTGATATTACGTTAAGAAGATTATTCAAAAGTTTTGAGGATAAAAAAATGACTGATAATCCACTGGCAACATTAACAGAAGCCGCCATATTTTCGGTCGCAGAATTAGAGTTTTATATTGATACTGTTGATGATGAGGTTACAAAATTAAAAAATGAAAACACGCTTTTAAAACAGGAAAATTTAAAGCTTAGAGAAGAAAATTATAAAATAAAATTAGAAAATCAATCTTTAAAGTTTTAGTATTAAAATTTTATTATTATCATTGTGAAAATAAACAACAAACTAAACAATTATGACACAAAAACAAAGGTTGCTCACCTATCTAGAGCAAGGTAACAAAATTAATCCTTTAAAAGCATGGCAGGAGCTAGGGATATACCGCCTAGCATCGAGAATATGCGACCTTAGAAAAGAAGGTAATAAAGTAAAAGATGAATGGTTAGAAGTACCTAATAGGTATGGTGAATTTGTACGAGTAAAACAATATTATTTATAAGCTATGGATTATCAAGAGTTCTTAAAAACAAAAGAGAAAAGGCACGTTAAAAGTGGTTTTTGTATTAATGAAAGTAATTTAAATACTAATTTGTTCGATTTTCAAAAACATATTGTTATTAGAGCATTACAAAATGGTAGATTTGCAATATTTGCTGATTGTGGTTTGGGCAAAACACTAATGCAATTAAGCTGGGCTGAAGAAGTTTACAAAAAAACAAATAAAAAGGTTTTAATACTTGCACCTTTAGCGGTCAAAGGTCAAACAAAACAAGAGGCAATCAAATTTAATATAAACTTAGATAGTTTTGATATTTGGAATTATGAACAATTAGACAATATTGATATTTCAATTTATTCAGGTGTAGTATTAGATGAATCAAGTATATTAAAAAACTTCACAGGAAAATATAAAAAGCTAATAATTGATAAGTTTGATAAAACAGCTTATAAATTAGCGTGTACTGCGACGCCTTCGCCTAATGATTTGAATGAAATTGGAAATCACAGTGAGTTTTTAAATGTATTAGATGCTCAGGATATGAGAGCTAAGTGGTTTGTTAGGGATGAAGGTATGAATAACTATCGTTTAAAAGGGCACGCTAAAAAAGATTTTTACGGATGGATTAGCTCATGGGCAGTTATGTTAACTAATCCAAAGGATTTAGGTTTTGATGGAACTAAATACGTTTTACCAAAGATTAATTACTTTGAAAAAAGCATAAAAACAAAAGTAAGAAATAATGGAAGGTTATTTAATGAAGGAAACACTAATGCAACATCTTTTAACAAAGAATTGAAATTAACATTAGCTGAAAGATTAGAAGAAGTCGCTAAGATAGTTAATAACTCTAGTAGTCAATTTATTGTATGGGTTAACCAAAATGAAGAAGAAAAAAAAATAAAACAATTAATACCTGATGCAGTTTCTGTTAACGGTGCTGACAAACCTGAAATTAAAGAATCTAGATTACTAGGATTTGCAAATAATGAATTTAGAGTTTTAGTCACAAAAAAGAAAATAGCTCAATTTGGTATGAATTTTCAAAATTGTTACAATCAGGTATTTGCAAGTTTAGATTTTAGTTTTGAAGGACTTTACCAAGCAGTAAGGCGGTCTTACAGATTCGGACAAAAAAACAATGTAAACATCTATTTGATTACAACTGATACTATGGAAAATGTAATAAAAATTATAAATAAAAAACAAAAACAATTTGAAGAAATGCAAAACGAAATGAATAAATACATTAATGGTGAATCATTTGGACTATTAAATTCTTATACTTTTAAAGAAGTAAAGAATAACGACTATTGGCTAATGAAAGGTGACTCATGTCAGGAAATAAAAAGAATACCAGATAATTCAGTAGATTTAATTATTTTCAGCCCTCCGTTTAGTTCATTATTTACTTATTCGAATTATATACACGATATGGGTAATAATGACAGTCACGATGATTTTTTTAAACAATATCAATTCTTATTAAAAGATTTATACAGGATATTAAAGCCGGGTAGGTTAATGTGTTGTCACACAAAAGATTTAGCTGTTTATAAAAATTCTAGTGGTTACACTGGACTGTATGATTTTACTGGAGAACATCATAAATCAGTTGAAGATGTAGGTTTTAAGTATCATTCAAAAATAAATATATGGACTGACCCCGTGTTAGAAATGCAAAGAACTAAAACACAAAGACTACTTTATAAGCAATTAAGAAAAGACTCAAGTTATACTGGAGTAGGACTTCCTGAATATGTTACAGTTTTTCGTAAGTGGGATGGAAATGAAGAAGATTGGAAACCAATAAACAATAAAAACCAAAATAATTTCCCTTTAGATACTTGGCAATCTTGGGCAAGTCCTGTTTGGAATGTTGAAAAATCAGATATAAAACACTTAGAAGAGATTGAAAAACTTTACAAAGTACAATCTTGGATGGATATCAAAAGAACTGACGTTTTAAACAATAAACAAGGAACTGACTTAGGTGATGAAAAACATATTGCTCCACTTCAACTTTCTGTAATAAAAAGATGCGTTCAAATGTGGTCAAATCCTCATGAAACTGTTTTTACTCCCTTTTTAGGAATTGGAAGTGAAATATTTGAATCAGTAAAATTAAATAGATATGGAATTGGAATAGAGTTAAAAGATAAATATTTTGAAACTGCTATAAAAAATGTAAATAAAGCAATACATTCAAAAAATCAACTAACATTATTCTAATGCAAGATATAATAAGTGCCAATTACCAGAGCATAGTAGATAGGGGTTTTATAACTCCTACTACTACGCTTTTTGAGTTTTTAGATAAGCTTCAAGAAGAGGTAGAAGAGCTAAAAAAAGAAGCTTTAATATCTAAAGAATGGAGTAATTTACCTGAAGAGTTAGCTGATGTTATTCTGGTATGTTTAAACATGGCAAAGCATTACAATATTGACATTGAGCAGGAAATAAAAAACAAGATCAGAATAAACGAGTACAGAGCAAAACAGGGAAAATAATTATATTTGTAATCAATTTTTAACTTAAATAAATCGCTTATGAAAAAAGTGGATGCCATCATTCGAAAATCTCAATTCGATGATGTGAAATCAGCTCTATTGGCAGTTAAGGTAACTTTTTTTAGTTACTGGGATTGTACAGGAGTTGGTAATGAGAAACTCGATAGACGCTATCGAGGAATTGAATATAGTACTTCTGATATACAAAGGAGGTACTTATCTATTGTTGTATCTGATGAGTTTTTAGATAGAACAATAAAAGCTATTCTGCAATCTGGTAAAACAGGTAATATTGGAGATGGTAAGATTTTTGTTTCCAATATTGAAGAAGCTTACAGGATTAGAACTGGAGAACGTGGAAATCAAACTTTAAATTAAAAGAGAGATGGAAATGTTAACAGTTAACAATGTATGGATGATGGTCTGCACTGGTTTAGTGTTTTTCATGCATTTAGGTTTTTCTTTCTTAGAGATTGGATTAACCAGACAAAAGAATACAATTAATATTTTGTTTAAAAACATCTTCATTATTTGTATGGGCTTATTAGTTTATTACATAGGTGGTTTTAATCTTATGTATCCGGGCTTTGAAGATGGTAGTATTGGATTTATTAAATTCGCTGGTTTTGGAATAGATGCACCTGTAAACGGTATGACTGCTGAATATGCTGATGGTGGTTATACATGGTGGACTGATTTTCTTTTTCAGGGAATGTTTGCTGCAACCGCTGCAACTATTGTATCAGGAGCAGTAGCTGAAAGGATTAAGCTTAGTAGCTTTATGATTTTCAGTTTAATATACGTAGGATTAGTTTATCCGATAGTAGGATCATGGAAATGGGGTGGAGGTTTTTTAGATAACTTAGGTTTCTATGACTTCGCTGGTTCTACATTAGTTCATTCAGTTGGTGGATGGGCTGCTCTTATTGCAGTATGGTTGTTAGGTGCTAGAGTTGGTAAATTCAAAAACGGTAAGTCAATACCCATCTTAGGTCATAACATACCCTTTGCTACTGCTGGAGTATTAATACTTTGGTTAGGTTGGTTTGGTTTCAATGGAGGCAGCGTATTAAGTGCTGACCCTGCATTGACCTCTTTAACTCTTGTTACTACTTGTTTAGCTGCTGCGGCTGGTGGTATTGGTGCGGCTGTTACTTCTTTTATTAAAGACAAAACATTTGATTTAACAATGTTTTTAAATGGTATCTTAGGAGGTTTAGTTGCTATTACCGCTGGAGCAGATTTAATGAGCCCTAACCAATCTGTTTTAATTGGTATTATTGGTGGTATTGTGGTGGTGTTTACAGTATCATTATTGGATAAGCTAAAACTAGATGATCCTGTTGGAGCCATAGCAGTACATTTAGGTTGTGGTATCTGGGGAACACTTGCAGTAGGTATCTTTGGTAGTATGGCTAGTGCTAGTCAGTTTCTTATTCAATTAACCGGAGTGGGTATCATTGGAGCCTTTTGTTTAATTAGTGCTTTCTTAATTCTATTTACAATTAAAAAAACAATAGGGTTAAGAGTATCAAAAAGAGAAGAGGTTGAGGGCTTAGATAATGCAGAGCATGGAATGAGTGCCTATCCAGATTTCCGATTAAATCAACATTAATAATATAGAGGGGTTAAAAGCCCCTCTTTTAATTTCAAAAAAAATGAAAAATATATTTACAATTTTATTAGCACTAAGTGCTTTAATTATTACAGCTCAAGACAGCTTAAAATCAAATCTTTCCTTAGAAGGAAGTGCTGATATTTATTACCGTAGAAACATAAGCACATCAAATACAGAAATAACTCCAGCTACATCATTTGCAAATGGTAACGGGTTTAGTTTAGGAATGTTTAATCTTATTGGCTTTTATGATACTAAAAATACAGGTTTTGTTGCTGATTTAGTATTTGGACCTAGAGGGGAAGACGCTGTTTTCTTATCGTCAGGAAGTTCTAATATTATTAATCAGCTTTATGCTTACTGGGATGTTAGTGATAACCTTACTTTAACAATGGGTAATTTTAATACTTTTCTAGGTTATGAGGTTATAAGCCCTAGTGGTAATTTTAATTACTCAACTTCTTATATGTTTAGTTATGGTCCTTTTTCTCATTCAGGATTAAAAGCAGATTTTAACCTATCTGAAAACCTTACAGGTATGTTAGCGGTTTTAAATGCAACTGATGCTACTGATTTTAACCCTACAAACTTCAATACTTTAGGAGTTCAATTAGGTTATAAAGGTACTTACTTAAATGCTTTGTATGGTAAACAGGATGCAAGCTTAGAGCCTACTTTTCAACTAGATTTAACAGCAGGTTATGACCTAAGTAAAAAGTTTTATCTCGGAGTAAATTCTACTTACAACAAAACTGATAAAGATGGTTTTTATGGGCTTGCTTTATATCCTCAGTATGATTTAGGTAAATTAACAGCCGGTTTAAGAAGTGAGTATTTTGCAGAGATTAATAGTGGTATAGGTGCTATTGCTCCAGGTGCAAATGTTATAAACTTTACAACTACTTTAGATTATTCGGTTGAAAATTTAAATCTAAAATTAGAATACAGATTAGATAAAGCTAGTGAGCAAGTATTTGAGCAAAAAGATAATTTATCAAGTATAGTACTAGCAGCAGTTTATTCTTTTAATTAAATTAAATCATGAATGATGTAATAACCTCCCAAGAGCTATCCTTAGTAAGGCAACTAGGGTATGATGATAATATAACATATTGCAAAGTGTTTAACTGGTTTAGAGTAAGGTGGGGTTATACATCATGGATTGAGAAAACAGGGAAACAATACAATTATAAAGTATATGCTAGAGGTACTTTCCATAAACCAATTTACACTTCTACTGAATCTTCATACTGTCAAAACTATGAAGAAGCTCAGCAGAAGCTGCTTAATGAATTAATCCTAATAGTCCAAGAGATTGAAAAATAATTAAATTTTATTATATTAGGTTTAATGGTTGAAGTAGGAACCTTACATACTAAAGATATATTTCATCACAAAGGGCATGAATATGAGGTACTGGAAAACAATAGTATCTTTATAATGGCAAAGAAAATACCTCATGACGGAATAACTAGATACTTCCTAAAATCAATCAAGGTTAAAAAAAAAATAAAAGATAGTGTCTGGTTAAAAAATCCAGACTATGATATAACAGATAGATGGCAAGACCGAGTAAGATAGATAGATTTATTGAAGTTGCTAAAGATGTACTTTTTAGAGATGGTTTAATGCTGTTAACTGATGAGGAATTGGTAGATGAGATTAATGAAAACCTAGATAAAAAAGATAGGATTAGTCAGAGAACATTTGAAAGATGGAAGTCTAATAATTTCGATGAAAATGGTGAAATAGGTGCAGAGTTTTGTCGTCTTATAAAAAAAGCACTAAGGAATCAAAAAGAAAACCTGTTTAAAAAGTTCTCTAATGATGATAGAGCATGGCAGAGATGGGCGTGGATTATAGAGCGTAAATTTTCAGAGTGGAACCTTAAAAATATTAATGAAAACAAAAACGAAAATACTCATACAGGAGAGATTAAAATAAACTATAACCTACCTAATGGAGATTAATATAAATCCATCTAAAAAACAGCATGAAGCATACAATAAACTAAATGATAGCATAACTAAGGAAACTCTTTACGGTGGTGCTGCTGGAGGTGGTAAGTCATGGCTAGGATGTGAATGGTTATTAGTAAACTGTTTAAGGTATCCTAAGACTAAATGGTTTATTGGCAGAGAAGAGTTAAAAAGGCTAAGAGCTTCAACTTATCAAACACTATTAAAAGTAAGACAGCATCATAATTTACCTCATGACTTCTGGAGGTATCAAGGACAGGACAACTATATTGAATTTCCTAACGGCTCAAGAATAGACTTACTTGATTTACAGTATAAGCCATCTGATCCAATGTATGAGCGTTTCGGTTCATTAGAATATACAGGAGGTTGGATTGAAGAGGGTGGAGAGATAAACTTCGGTGCTTATGATGTACTCAGGACCAGGATAGGTAGATGGTTCAATACTGAATACAATATACTGCCTAAGTTACTTATAACCTGTAACCCAAAAAGGAACTGGATGTATGAAGAGTTTATACAGCCATTCAGAGCAAACAATCTACCCATTACTCAGGCATTTATTGAAGCATACGTAACAGATAACCCATACATTGATAAAGAGTATATCATTAACCTTAAATCTATTAAAGACCAATCTAAAAAGGAAAGGCTTTTACTAGGTAACTGGGATTATGATAATGACCCTAACAGGATTTACTCAGATGATGGTTTAGATAATTTGTTAACTAATGAATTTATACAGCCTGAAGGAAAAGCTTTTATTACTTGTGATGTTGCAAGGTTTGGAGCTGATAAAACCGTTATCATGGTTTGGCAGGGGTTTGTCTTGTCTGATATTCATATAATAGATAAATCAGGAATTGATGAAGTTGTATTAACTATAAGACAAATGGCAAATAAATACAATGTTGCCCGTAGTAATATAGTACTTGATCAGGATGGAGTTGGTGGAGGTGCTGTTGATGTGTTAAAAGGTTCTAAGGGTTTTACCAATAATGCTAAAGCAATAGTTAACAAGTTTAAGAATGAAAACTATAAAAACTTAAAAGCTCAATGTTATTTTAAGAGTGCTGAGAGGGTTAATGATTATGGCATTTACATTTCTCCTAATGTTGCTAATAAATGCTGGCAAGAGTTAAAAGAAGAGTTAGCAAGCATCAAACAGGCTAATCCAGATAACGATGAAAACAAGTTAGGTATAATTGCAAAGGATAAGATTAAAGAGAGCATAGGACGTTCTCCCGATTATGCAGATTGTTTTATGATGAGGGAGTATTTTGAGCTTGCTAAAAAGTCAGTTAGAGCAGTTGCATAACTTTTTCTTTTGTATTACAAATTTATTATTATATTTGATTTTCAAACAAACTATTTAACAATGAAAAAAGACAAAAGATTTAAGATTAAGCATGAAAACAGTTTTATGTTTTTGCTAGTATTATTATCAATATTTACAAGCTGTTTATTCTATTGTGAGAAGGCTTATTTATTCATCAAAAATCTATTTAAGAAATGAATATTAACAGCAAAGATTATTTATTAGATAAGCTTATTAGAATAGAGGTATCTAATTACAGGAGAATAGGATTATTAACAGAGGGTAGGTATAAAAGAGAGCCGTTAGGGTACTTTCAGGAGCTTAGGAGCATTTACAGCCAGTTGAGTAAAGAGGATATTAAACAGCTTATTAATATCAAGCCTAAGAGCGATTGTTTTAAGAGATGATAAATTATGAATAAACAAATCAATAACATTTCACAGCATAGTAAAACTGTTTATTTAGAAAGTAAAGAAATATGGAAGCCTATAAAAGGGTATGAAGGTATTTATGAAATAAGTAATAAAAACAGGGTAAAAGCTCTGGAAAAGATAGTAATAGGAGGTAGATATAATTGCCCAAGAGTTTATAAGGAAAAGATTTTAAAAAACACAAATGGAGATGTTTCTCTTGTAAAAAATAAGATAAAAAAAACTTATGATGTTTATACTTTAAAGCAAATTCATTTTAACGGGTTTGAACCAAAAGGTAAAAGAAAAGAGGTTGTTAAAAATGATAAAGTTATTACAAGAAGAAAATTTGTGCAAGACCTCAAAAGTAAGTTGGAAAATAAAACAAGTAAATACGTTGGTGTTTCTTGGAGTAAAAAAGCTAACAAATGGAGGTCAGCTATTAAAATTGATAAATATGATATTCATCTAGGATTATTTGAAATAGAAGAAGATGCAAAAATTATGTATGAAAAAGCAGTGGCAAATATTGATTTATACAAAGGCATACCAAAACACTTTAGAAGTATATTAAATATAATTCATCTTGAGCGACTGCCGTAGGTTGCAATTATAATCTTTTTAAAAAATTATTATATTTATAACATGGAAAAGAAAGAAGTAAAGGCTAAAAAGCCAGCAGCAAAGAGAACTGTTAAGAAAGCAGTAAAAGCAGATTTACAAGATAAGCTAATAGAGATAGCAGACTTTATTGATAACACTATTAAAGAAGAGCGTAATAAACAGCTTAGTACTGTTGCTTGTGCTAGGCTAGGTAAGATAAAGCAAGATTTAATATTTATCAGCAGAAACATCATTAAATAATGCTGAAAGTAACTATCCTCGATAAACCATATCAAATACGTAATAACTGGAATGATAACACTATAAAACAAATGGGTGCAGCTCAGAAATATATTGATGCTATGCCTAAATGGTTATCTAATTACATTTATTCAGATCAAGATGAACCAGTAAGCGAAGCCAAGCTATTAGATTTTTATATTGACTGGATAGAGCTTTTCAGCGATATACCTAGAGAATATTTGGAGTGTGAAATAAGTGTTAATAAAGCTGATGAGTTAAGCCTTATTGAAATATTTAACCTGGTTGCTAAGTTCTTAGGGGAGCCATCTCAGGATGATATAGGTACTTCCGATACAATTACTTTAAACAAAAAAAAGTATGTTTTAATTAAATCTGTTAAGACTGCCGGAGGTATTGATAAGATGTTAGGAGGTGCTACATATAAACATTTCTCTGAATCGCAGGCTTTATCAACTTTGTTTCAATCCAAGCAGTATAGAAAATGGAACTACCTAAGTAAGATAACAGCAATACTATTTAGAGAAAAAGAAGATGAGCAGTATAATGAAGATATTATAGATATGAGGGCAAAGGCTTTTGAAAATCTTACAATATCTGAAGCGTACAAAGGATATTTTTTTTTGCAAGAGCATACCAGCAAATTACAAAAGTCTATGCTAACATCTTTGATGGAAAAAAAGGCAAAGCTACGAACACGAAAAGCGAAGCTATTGTTAAAAATCTTTTTTGGCAAAGCAAAGCTTATAAGATTGCTGAAAAGGGTATTTTCAATCAAGAAAACAAAACTCCTTTAAATAGTGTTTACAGTACTAATATGTGGAAGGTGTTAGAGTTTATAAGCATAGAAACAGCAGAGGAAACTTATAAGGCAGAATTAACTCAGCAGGCTCATGATGATGCTATAAAAAAGCAGCGTAAACGATGAACAAGGAGGACTTTCTAAAAGAAGTATTAGAAGCTTGTTCAGTTTTTCACTGGGAATTTTATGGTGTTTATAAGAATTACCAAATAGTTGCAGTTACTCCCAGTTTCATACAAATATCTATTATACATTTCCATAGTAAAGAACAATGGGCAGAGGTTGTGGATTTCAATAATGATGAGGGCTTAATTGATAGAATGATAGATAGGTTATAATTTTTTTTGAATATTTCTTTGTATTAATTTTTTATTATAGAATAAAGTTCTTATATTTGAAGTATGAACAAAGAAACAAACAACATCATGAATTTAGCAGAAAGATTAATAGAACAAACACAAGATTTAAAAACAGCTTATATTCAAAAAACTATTGAATGGTCAATACAAGACTATAAAAGATTAAAAGAGTTTGTAAATGATTACGAAACTAACTATGATGTAAGCAAAGAGAAAAAATATTATTCTCTTCCTGCGTGTGTAGTGAACATGAATGGAAAAGTTGAAGAATATACAAAAATACAAGTTGAAAAAGCTGAAAAGCATTATTATAATTCAATAGAAAAATTAGCTTTAAGAATAGCAAAAAAGGGATTAAACGAAAGCAACTTAAAAATGAGTACATCGTATCTAGACCCTAATATATCAACTACTATCACAGATGGAGAAAAAACCGTTAGAGCTTTTACAATTATAGCAAGTGGAATGGTTCAAAAACCACATTACAGATACTTAGTAAAATAACAAAACAAGCCCTTCGGGGCTTTTTAAAAACAAAACAAGATGACAATCAAAGATTTTATTTCGGTACTTATTATTATGTTTTCGGTATTTGCAATGTTTATTTTAAACCTAATATGAACTATCCAAAAATATTAATAGGCTTTCCATCATCATCAGTTAAAGATTATTGCTTACATGCTTTTGTAAAGCAGATAACTACTTTTACTTATCCATTGTATGACATCTTTGTAGTAGATAACAGCAAAGATAAAAGCCATGTTAAAGAGTACCATAAAAGAGGTATTAAAGCTATTCACGAACCTTTAAACGGTGATTTTAGAGAAGAGTTAGCAAGGCATCAAAACATCATAAGAGAATACTTTTTAAATGGTGACTATGACTATTTAATGATGATTGAAAGTGATGTATTTACAGGTGAATGTATATTAGAAAAGCTTGTAAGCTATGCGGAATGTTCTGGAGCTGGTGCTGTTACTTGTACTTATGAGATAAACAGAGGGGAGCCAACTTTATGCTTAACATCTACCAGTGATTACAGAGCAGTAAGGAGTGAAAAGATTTTAGAGCGGTCTCATGGTATTGATATTATGGGTCAGGGTGTTTTACCTCTTAATCAGTTATTAATAGATCCTGATGCTAAAATAACAGCAACAGGAATAGGATGTACTTTATTCAGGAGGGAAGCCCTTGAGCTGGTAAGGTTTAGAGTAGATTTAAATTTAAATAAAAGTGCTTTTTCTGATACTTTCATATTTACAGATATGCAAAAGTTTGGTTTTAAAATATTAATAGATAGTAACATTATTTGTGAGCATAGAAAATGATTTTTAAAATAGTATCATGGATGATGATATCGAGTACTTTTTTTTAGTAAACAAAGAGGCAGATAACGAAAAGGAATTATTAGCAATAGGTGAAGATTTAATGCAGTGGCAGATAGCCATAGGTAGCATCCCTGAAGATGCAAAAATAGAAATGATAAAACACAATTAAATATGTTAGCAACTATCCAGAAACTAGAAGAAGAATTAGAGAACTATAAAGGCAGAATAAAATTTTTAAAGGAATATATAGAACATTTAACTAAACATACCGTAGATGCACAAGGTAAAAAGGTTTATAACAGTTTAGATGACGTTGATAAAGCTTACAGGCTTCAGAATGAATTAGACTTTAAAAACAGTTTAATTGAACAGAGAAAAGCACAGATTAAGCAGATTAATGAACAGGAGCAGTTAAAAGAAAAAGCCATCCAAGAGTTACCAGAGCTAATAGAAAAGTCTAAAGAGGTTCATGATATGATGTTAGATGATTTGCATAAGTTAAAAAGAAGTAAAAAAACTAAAGAGATTAAAGAAGCCATTAAGATGGTAGAAATGCAGATAGATGAGGTCAGTGATTTAATAGATGGTATTCAAAAGAGGTTTGTTGATAAAAACTACTCACAGGTTCTAAACGATTTTAGGCAGATTAATAATATTTTAAAATTAAAAGATTGACACCATTACTAGTATTATTCTTATTTGTATTGATACAATTCATATTTAGATTATTAGAAAAAAGGATAAATAAAAAGTAGCTTCTTATTAAAAAAAATTGACAGTCAAAAATTATTGGCTGTTTTTTTTTATATTAGTAACATCCACACATGAGCTATACATTTAAAAGATATGGCTACAATTACGAATAAAACAGATGGAATTGAGATAGTTGATCCTCATGGAGATACTTATTTTATCAAGTATGCAAATGTTAAACTCATAAAGAGTACTTTAACACTTTCTATTTACGATAACTCAGAAAACAGAAAAGGAGCAGATGCTATAAGGCTAACCCATGCAGAGGTTACAAGCCCTAGTACAGCAGATTTAAATAATTTATACACAACTATAAGAGGATATATAGACTAATGGCAACAATAACTAACTTAACAAGCGGTATAGAGATTAATTACGGAGGTGCAGTAACCTATATCAAACATGGAAATGTAAAGCTTTTAAAAAGAGGTACTAATATTAATATCTATGATGATTCAGATGATGATGGTAACCAAAGAGGGCAGGTTTATATTAGCATACCTTTTTCAGAGGTTACAAGCCCTAGTGAAGCTGATATAGATGCTTTATATGCTACTGTAAGAGGCTATATTGATGTTTCATCTTCTGGTGGAGGTACTGATGCAAATGCTGTTCATGTTAATGTAGGAGGTGAGATAAATGGCATATCTGCTAAGGCTACTCCTACAAGTAGTGACTTATTGATTATTGAAGATGCTGCTGATAGCAACAATAAGAAAAAAATAACTATTGGAGATTTACCGGCTACAAGTGATGCAAATGCTGTTCATGTTAACGCTGCTAATGAGATAACAGCAATAACAGAGAAAACAACAGTTGCTAGTGATGATGAGTTTATTATTGAAGATAGTGCCGATAGTGGAAACAAAAAGAGCATTAAGAGAAAAGCGGTTGTTAATCCTATTGTAAGCTCAACGGCATCAACAGCCACATTAACAGTAGATGCTGATAGTACAGATATAGAAATATTAACGGCTCAAAATGGTAGCTGTACAATAGCTGCTCCTACTGGTACACCAGTACAAGGGCAAAAATTGATTATAAGAATTAAGGATAATGGTAGTGCTGCACCTCTAACATGGAATGCTATTTTTAGAGTAATAGGAGTAACATTACCAAGCACAACTACATCAAGTAAGATTATTTATGTGGGTTGTGTGTATAACGATACAGATAGTAAGTGGGATGTTATAGCAGTTAAAGAAGAAGCTTAATTATGATAACAATTATTTCAAAAATAGAATTAGAGGGTACAGATAATCTTAAATACACTGATGTAGGTTATACTCAGGATGAAGCTATTATCAATCAGATAAATGAGGATTATGATAGTACATTAGGTAAGTTCATAGGAGAAAACAGGACTAAATTAAGTTTAGGTTTAGTTTCAATCAGTACATTTTTTGCAACTACTGAATATGTAAACGAAGCAGCTACTCAAACAGATAGCATTGAGGGTTTAAGTTTAACAGAAATTACTAATATAAATCAGTTATAAATGGCAACTCCTACTAAAGGAAATACAACTAACTCAAGTGCTACTCCAGGAGCTAGTTCTAAAAACTATACTCATACCCAGAATACGGGTAGTGATGGTTTAATAGTAGTACAGCTTTCAATGACTAATAATAGAAATTTCACAGGAGCTACTTATGGAGGTCAAGCCATGACGCAACTGTATCAAATTAATCGAGGTGGTTTAGGTCAAAAAATGGCTTTTTATTACTTAGAAAACCCTCCTACTGGAAGCAATACGTTAACGCTTAGTTTTAGTGCTAGTGTTTGGAATGGTGTAAGTGTACATATTAGAAGTTTTACAAATTCAGGTGGAGTAGGTGCATCACAAAGGACAGGAGGACAGCCATCACCTCACAGTGGAGATATAACAGTAGAAGATGATTCATTAATTATGACTACTTCATGTTGTGTAAATGTTATCCTTACTCAACAGATACCAACAGGAACTAATAGGACTTTTACCACTCATAACGTAAATAGGCAGGTGGCAACAGGAGCCATTAGTGCTAATGCCGGGCATAGTGCTGGTACTATTAATGTAAGGGCAACTAGTGCAAGCGGTAACTTAACACTTGATAGAACAGAAATAAAAGGCTTAGGAGGTTCAGTAGATACTAGTGGAGGTGATTTCTTTGCAATGTTTTAATTATGGCAGTATATAAAGATATAATAGATGAGTTTAAAACGGTTGCAGATGCTTTTGCTTCCGTTAATTATTTTGTATATGATAGGGTTAGTAGGGTTAATGGCTCTTTACAAAATAAAGCTTATCCAATGATATTAATTAACTCTACTCCAAACTTTGTAAGGGGTGCAAATAATAATAGTTTTTTACCTAGAGGTAAGCAGTTTACTTTAAACATCTTTTGTTATGGAGATTATAATAGTGCTGAAAGGGGTACTAAGAGCTTACAACAAAAACAAGGCGAAATAGATAATATTTTAGACCAGTACATAGCTGAGGTTATGAGAAGAAATATAGATGGCTCTAATGGGTTTAGTATTGTAAATAATACTGCTTTATCTGGTTTCTTAGCTCATGATGTGCACAATGATAAGCTAGTACAAAGCACTTATACAATAACAGTTGAATTAGATAGTAATTGTACTTTAGGTTCATTTAGTTACTAATGGTTGATTTTAACAAAGTAGGTAAATTAATAATAGCTTCTTTACAAAAGGAGTTAATCGAGCAAGGGCATGAAGCTACTGGTAATTTGGTTAACAGCTTTGAGCAAAGAGTTATTGAAGTGCCTAACAGCATAGTGATTGAAATTCTGATGGATCAATATGGCATCTATGTTAATGAAGGCAGAAAAACAGGGGGTAAAAAAGTACCTATTAATGTACTTGTTGATTGGATAGAACGCAAAGCAATTGTTAACGGTGATAAAGAGGTTAAAAGTTTGGCTTTTGCTATTCAACAAACTATTCATAAGGAAGGAATACCTACAAAGGGAAGTTTTAAGTTTAGCAATAACGGCAGGAGAAAAGGATTTATAGACTTTGTGATTAATAATGAATTAGATGAAGTTTATAATGAATTAGAGCAGCAAGTATTTGAGGGCTATGATGATGCGATAGCTATAATGGTAAAAGATTTTAACAAAGTAAACTAATGGCAATAACAATAATAACAAGCCCGGCTTTAGGTACTCCTAAAGCTGCATACGGTGAAAAAGATAAAATTATTTATAGGTTTAGCAGTAATGCATCTGATTTAGTATCATGTATAGTTGAGGTTTTAATTGATGGTACCAGGATAGCAGCATTAAATGTGCAAATTGATAAAGGCACTAGCAATGAGTTTACGGTTGTATTAAATGAAGTAGTACAAAATTATTTAGATTTTAAACTTTATACAACAGATTTAAGCACTTATGATGCTACTGACACGGGAGTAAATCAGTATAAAATAAAAATATATGAGGTTACTCAGCCAGCTAGTGTTTTAGTTACTGATTATGACCCAGATGATGCTAATAACACAAATTATACTTATTATGATAACAATATACGTAATGTGTTTAATTGTACTCTTGCAACCATACAGCAAAATTCTTTTAATGCAACTGATTACCAGTTAACAGCTAATACTAAAAAGTTTTTAAATGATACTCCAGCTGCTAAAAATATAGAGCTTTCACAAAGTGAATATCTAGGTGCATTGTGGTATGATGGAGTGGCAGCACAAGCATTTAAAGTAGAGATATTAACCTATGATAGTAGTGATGCTGTTTTAAATACTGACTACATTAATATTACTGATTGGGATGCTGGTTATTCAGCAGGAAATTTTACATTTTATTACATAACTATTCCCGTAGGAACTGCTAATTTGATAGCTGCCGGGATAAGTTTAACAAATGTAGCTTATTATACTGTTAGAATTATTAACAATGGTGGAGATGTAAGCGAGCTAAAGAGGTTTGATATAGTTGGTTCATGTACTCATGATGTAAGAATACACTGGCAAAACAAATACGGAAAAAGAGATAGTTATACTTTTAAAGGTAATAAGCAGGAAAGTTTAGAGCATAAAGCAAGTACATTTATAAAAGCTAAAGGAATAACATATTCAAGTGATGCGAGAGGTGTTAGTATTATGCAAAATACGCTTAACAGCACTTTTACGGCATACAGTAAATCAATAGGAAGAGATGAGTACCATTGGTTAAGTGATATGTTAATTAACAAGAGGGCATGGGTAGAGATTGATGGAGATTATTTTCCTATCATTATAGAAGATGGTACTTTTTTTAAAACTGATGAGCGTGATATGCCTATACAATTTGTGTTAAATTATAGTTTTGCTAATTCAACAAAAGGTATTAAAGGATGAATGAAGTAATTATAAGAATAATAGATACTGCTAATAATGTTCAAGGTGATTTAGAATTAACTAATTTTAATGATTTCCCTTTAGCAATTAATAAAGGTATTGTTAATCTTGATAATTTAAAACAGCGTACTGGGACATTCACCAAAAGTTTTAAAGTTCCAAACACAAAAACCAATGCAGATTTATTATCAAATGTAGATAATATAAATAGCAGAAAAGATTACAGAAGAGCATTAAATAGAAAGCCATGTATAATATTGGTTAACAATTCACCTATTGAAAAGGGCTTCTTACAGGTTAGTAAGGTTTATAATGGATTAGAAGTTGAAAGTTTTGAACTGGTTTTTTATGGTAATAATATTGACTGGGTTAAAGAAGCATCTGAGCTAACTTTAAAGAGTATTACTTGGGATAACAACACTCAAACATATAATGAAGCAGGCATAGACGCTGCTAATGCTGCTGATAGTACTACTTATAGCCATGCTTACCCTTATATTAATCGAGGTGGCAACTTATCAACTAATGATACAATAGTATCTGATTATAGACCTGTTTTTTATTTAGAAAGTATTTTAAATAAATGCTTTGCTTCTTTAGGGTATAATGTAAATACTTCATTTTTTACTGACAATGCACATCTCAAAAAATTGGTTTGTGATTTTGATTTAAAGTTTAAACAGGATGAAACAACAATAGAAAATACTTCAATATGGGTTAAATCAGGAAGTAACTTTACATTAAGCCCAGGTGATGTAAAAAGATTGCCTTTTGATACTGATTCGGCAAGCCCATTAAAAGACCCTGGTAATAATTATGATACATCTACTTTTGAATACACTGTACCATCTGATGGTACTTATGATTTATTTTATGAGATAAGAGTAAGAACTAACAGCCCTTTTAATGGTGGTCAAAATGTTTATTTATATATCGTAAATAACGGACAAACATTAACATCAATAGGTACGGGTACAATAATTGAACAGCAAGTAGGTGATGCGTATTCAGGTACAATTTTTTATCCTGTATCACGTTCCACTACTATTGCTGCTAGGGCAAATGATAAAATTTCAATCTATATTGAAACAAAAACACCAGAGTCATTTTTTGATGTTGAAGTACAAGGGCTTACGGCATATCAAACATTTTTAAAATTATCTAAAAAGAATGCAATTGAGGAAAATGATAACTTTTTGCTAAATAACTTACTTCCTGATAGTATTAAATTCATAGATGTTTTAAATGATTTTACAAGAATGTTTAATATCTATTATTGGACTGATGTAAAAAGTAAAACAGTTTATTTTAATACTAGAGATAGTTTTTTCAAAGCACAATCTGATGCAATTGATTGGACTGATAAAATAGATGTTAACAGCTATGAAGTTGACTATGTAAGCTCCTACAAAAGAACTTTAAATTTTAGGTATAAAGCTTTAAATCGTGATGAGTGGTTAAAGGGATGGCAGGATGATAATAAGCGTATTTATGGTAGTTATAATAGTGTTTTATCAGATAGATTTACAGAAGGCACTCAAAAAATAGAACTAGATGAGTTCAGTGCTGCTTATGCAATAACTGACGGCAATGCTGCACCTGTAAATGCAAATGCTAATGATTATCCTGTTACATTAAAAATATGGAATGAGTATGAAGATACAGCTCCAGAAACTAGAACAACTAACTATAACAGTAAAATATATTTTTTCCAAAATGGTAACCAGTTAAATGTAACAGGTGAGAATAACAAAATAAGTAAGTTTGGCACTACTACTGAGGTCATTCCTTATGGTATTTTTGAAAGTTATAATAACATTACAAGCCCTCAAAATTTAAGTTTTACAGGTTCAGATGGGTTGTTTTCTACCTATTACTCTAAGATGATAAAAAACATTGAAGAGGGCGGTAGATTAATAGCGTATTTTAATCTGAGCAGTACAGATATTGAAAACTTAGATTTTAGAAAGTTGATTTATTTAGATAATGAAGCTAATGTTAAAGGGTATTATTTTATTGAGAGTGTAGTTGATTATAAGCCTGTACAAAATGAGTTAACAAAAGTTATATTATTTAAGTTTGAGAATTTAGGCAGTGTAAGCATAGATGGTAGCCAACAGGGTAATAATAGCAGTGATACTGATAATGGTAATACAGTTCCTGTTTTAAAACCTATTTATGTACAAGATGGCTCACAACTAATAGAGGTTTATATTGAGAACCCAATAACAGGATTAATAGAACCAGTTTATAGATAAGAGATGGCAGAGAAGGTAATAGCGATAAAAGTTGATTTACAAGGTACTGATGCACAAAAAAAGAAATTAGCAGCTTTAGAAACTGAGGTTAAAAAATTAACATTAAGAAGGACACAATTAAACAAAGCTCAAAAAAACGGTACAATATCACTTAATAAATATGGAAGAGAGATAGCAAAGGTTAATACCGGTTTAAAAGCACATAGACGGCAATTGCTAGTCACTAGGCAAGAGATGCTAGGTATTGATGGTTTTACTACTAGATTAAGCAACTCATTTAAAAAGATGGGTAGTAGTATTGTTGCCGGGTTTGCTGGTTTGTTTGCTGTTCAGCAAGTTTTTCAAGTTTTTAAAGACGCTATTAAAACATTAGAAGAGTTTGAGCAGCAGATGGCAAAAGTGAAAGCTGTTACGGGTGCTACTGAAGCTGAATTTAATCTATTAACAACCTCTGCAAAGGAACTAGGTAGGGCATCATTATTTACTTCAACTGAAGTAGGTAAGCTACAAGAGGAACTTGCTAAATTAGGTTTTACTACTCCTGAAATATTAGCAGCATCTGATGCCATATTACAACTTGCTACCGCTTCTGGTTCAGACCTTGCTCAGTCCGCTGTTGTTTCTGCTTCTACTCTTAGAGGGTTTGCCTTAGATGCTACTGAAACTCAGAGAATAGTTGATGTGATGGCTAAGTCATTTAGCAGTACTTCATTAGATATAAATAAGTTTCAAACTGCAATGGCTACGGTGGCTCCGGTTGCTAAAACAGCAGGTATAAGCGTTGAGAAAACAACAGCTTTACTAGGTACTTTGACAGATGCTGGTTTTGATGCTAGTACTGCTGGTACTGCATTAAGAAACATATTTTTAGAAATAGGCAAAAGAGGAATAACATTAGAACAGGGATTAAGTCAAATAAGAAACAGCTCAGATAAAACTACTACCGCTTTAGATTTATTTGGTAAAAGGGGAGCTGCATTAGCTATAACATTAGCAGACAATGAGCAAAAAAGTATTGATTTAACTCATGCTTTTAATGATGCTTCCGGTGCAGCTAGTGAAATGGCTGATATTATTGGTAATACTTCAGTGGGAGCTACTAAAAAATTAAGCAGTGCTTATGAGGGTATGATATTAACCATTGGAGAAGGTAGTGAAGATGGATTAACAAAAGTAAAGCTTCTTGCAGCTGAATTATTAAATGCTTTTACAGATGTAAATAATCAAATTAATAGATTGAGGGCTGTTGGTGAAAATTCAATAGGTTTAAGTTTTGGAAGTATAAGCGAAAGTCAAGAGGATTTATTAAAACTTTTAGATGCAAATGATGAGTTTTTAAAAAACAATGTAAGTAATGCTGAAGCTGTTAAACAAAAAAGAATAGATACTGCTAAAAACATTTTAAAATTAAAAGAGCAAATTAAACAAGCTCAAAAAGATGATAATGATGATTTAGCAGAAAATTTAACAGTAATAGCTAACATACAAGCAAAGTTTTTTAAAGATTTAACAGCTCAACAAGACGCTCTAAAAAATGCAGCAGAAGCGTCTAAAGCATCATCATTACAAGCAGAAATAGAAGCTAAAGCATTAGATAAAAAAGCAGATGCGGTTGATAATGTAAAGTTTGCATTAGAAGAGCTTGAAGAGGTTGAAGATGATGCTTTTGATTTTGAAGAAGAGCAAATACAAAAGTCAACAAATGCTATTCTAGCGTTTTCAGATTTAATAAATGAAGAATCGGAAAAGCGTTTAGAGATTGCAGAAAATGAAGCGGAGAGAAAGCTTGATATTGATTCTGCTGCTATGCAAAATGAATTAGAACAGAGGGCAAACTTTGAGCAGGAACTACAAAGGCAAAAAATAGATTTAGCTGAACAGGCTGCTAATGCCTTAGTTGATGTTTCAAATAGAAGGGTTGAGAGGGAAAAAACTTTAGAACTGGCTGCTTTAGATTCAAGATTACAACAGGGTTTAATATCTCAAGAGCAATTTGAAAAGCAAAGGGAAGCGATAGAAAGAAAAGCTTTCCAAAAGCAAAAAAGATTAGAGTTAGCACAAATAGCTATTAGTTTAGCACGAGAAATAGCAAACATCGCAGCAAATTCAGCAGGTAACCCATTAAACGCATTTACTTTTGGTAGTGCAGGAGCTGCTCAAAATATTGCTTTAGCTGGTATTGCTACGGCTAGGAGTGCAGTACAAGCAGGTATAGTTGCTAGCCAAAGATTTGCAGAAGGAGGTTATACTGGTTCTGGTTTTGGTTCTCCTGATAGCTCAGGATTTAAACAAGCAGGTATAGTGCATGAGGGCGAATATGTAGTACCTAAGAATGTACTTGAATCGCAAAGGGGAGCTAGTTTAGTAGGTGCTTTGGAAGCTATGCGTACTAATAGACCTCAACCATTTAGTAATATAGGTTTTGCTAATGGTGGCTTTACCAGTGCTGGCGGAGTTGATATGTCTGAACTAGAAAACAGAATAACAAGAGCTGTTGCAAGTTCAATAGGAGCTATTCAGGTTGTTAATAATGCTACTGATACAATCACACAAGCTGCAAAAGTGAACAATATACAATCAGAGGCTACTTTTGGTTAAAATTATTATATTTAGATTATGTGGTTAACTAGTTTATTCGGTAAGGCAAAAAATATAAGCAGTGAATTATCAAGTTATCAAAAGAAATTAAAAAGGCTTAACATTTGTGAAGGTTGCAACGATAAAAGAGATAACTTTAAATTTTTATGGTTTGAGAAACCGGGTATATCACAATGCAGTATTTGTAAATGTGCTTTGATTGATAAAACAATATGGGAAGATGAACAATGTCCTAAAGGTAAATGGTAGATTTTGACGTAAATAAAAATATTGAGAACCTTGATCAAACAGAAAGGTTAAATATTAAAGAAGCTATTATTAAAACTCATGGTAAAATTTTCCCATGCTCAAAGAGCCTTGAATATTTATCAGACCTATTTAAAGAAAACGTAGAACCAAACTTTAAAATTTCATGTGGCAGGTGCAAAAGGAGAATAATAAACTTTTGGAAGCAGAGGCTAGAGAATTGGCAAATGTACTAAATGATACTTTGTTTAGTGTTGTTAATAAGGCTGATGATATTAAGCAAGCTACTGAATTATTATTAAGCACTGGTTTAATTAATCAAAAAGCTGTTAGGAATATGGCAGTGATAAATGATTACCATATAATGAGAAAAAATCCTCTAATGATGATGAAGGATATTTATTACAATCTATCTGTTAAGTATGACATTTCTGTAAATTTGGTTATAAAGATTGTTTTACAAAAGTAATTTTATATATTAGCTTTTTACTTCATAAGTAAATAGTTTTGTGATTATTAAGAGAGGGTTTTTAGGGTAGCCCTCTTTTTTTATGTAAAAAAATTATATATCAATTTTAAAACAATTTGCTATTGTTGTTTAATGAATTGGTATAATTTAAGTAATTCAATAAATAACAAGCTATCTATTTCGATAGATGAGGAAATAGGTTCTTTTGGGATTGATGCTAAAACCTTTATTGATGAGGTTAAGGCTTCAGGTTCTAAAGATATAGAGCTTACTGTAAATAGCGGAGGTGGTTCAGTATTTGATGCCCTTGCTATTTATGACTTTCTAAAAAACTCTTCTTATAATGTATCTGTAAAAATTGAAGGTTTAGCTGCTAGTGCTGCTACAATCATTGCTCTTTCTGGTAGTGAGTTACCTGTTATGAGTGAAAACAGTTTCTTTATGATACATAATGCATGGATGCCAGTAGTATCTATGGAGGGCATGAATAGTGATGAGATAAGAGATTATAAAGAAGAGCTAGAAAAGCAAGCACAGTTGATGGATAAGATTAATCTTAAACTTGCTAAAATTTACGCTAATGCAACAGGTCTTGAGTTGTCTACTATTCAGGATATGATGAAAGCTGAAACATGGCTAACTGCTGAAGAAGCTAAAGAGTATAATTTCATTGGTATTATAGAAGGGGCTTTAGCAATCGCTGCTTATGCTTCACCTAAAGAGTTAGCCAAAAAAGGGTATAATGTACCATCTAATTATGTAAATCAATTAAATAACGTGAATATGTCTGAAAAGGAAGGTCTATTAGACCAGCTAAAGGCTTATGTTTCTGAATTGTTAGCTCCAAAAGCTGAAGCGGTTGAAGAAACAACAGAAGAAACTCCAGAAGTTGAAGCTGTTGAAGAAACTACTGAAGAGGTTGAAGAGGTTAATGAAGAGGTAACTGAAGAGCCACAAGATGCAGTAGATGTTGAAGCCATTAAAGCAGAGCTTATGGATTCAATTAAAGCTGAACTAACCGCTAAGGATAGCGAGTTAGCAGAAATGAAAAAGGAACTGGATAAGGCAAAAGCATCAAGAGAGCCATTAGAGGCTAAAGAGGATGTTGTTAATCCTGAAGCTAATGTAAAAGAGGTGGATGAGTTAGGTGCTGCAATCCTTAATATTTTAAAATCTTCATATAAATAATTTAAAAAATGGCAAATTTTATTACACAATCGATTTCTTCTACTTACGCTGGACAGGAATTTACAGAAATCCTATTTGCACCTCAAGAAGGTAGCTCGGATTTATCAGGGATTAGAATTATCCCTAACATTAAAGTTAAGGCTAATATGTACCTTAACAGCTCACTAACGAAAATCGTTAGAAAGTATACTACTTGTGGGTTTTCTGCTACTGGTGGAGTTACTTCAGTATCTGATAGAACATTAGAAGTTTCTAAACTTAAGGTTAACCTTGAAGAGTGTGGAGATGCTTTTTACGGTACTATCTTTGAAGAGTTCTACGGTTCAGGAACTGCAATTGATGACCTAACTGATACAGTTGTAGGTGAGGTTGCTAGAAAAAGAGTTGCTGAAGCTATCGCTGATGATAACGGGAGAATGGCTTGGTTTGCTGCTTCTACTGCTGCTTCATCTGACTATAACCAGTTTGATGGTTTTGTTCAGTTGTTTGTTGCTGGTTCTGCTGGTTTAGGTAAATATGTAGAAATGACTACTATTGCAAATGTTGAAGATACTAACGGTGATTTAGTTGCTGATGGTGCTTATACTTTGCTAAAGTCTGCTTACGAAAACCAAACTAAAGTACTTAGACAAATGCCAAACAACTCTAAGAGCTTCAGAGTTACTGCTACAATAGTTGATAACTTGATGACTACTTATGAGCAACTTGGTACTGGGAACGCTTTAGGGCTTCAGTTGTTACAGGATGGACAGTCTTTGACTTTCAGAGGTATTCCTGTTGTTGAGGTTACTGGATGGGATACGCAATTAGCTGATGCTGCTAACCCTAACTCTCAGACTTTAGGTATAGATATAGGAAAGAATATGCTAGTTTACACAGTAGATGATAACTTAGTTATTGGTACTGATGTTGCTGATGCTGGTTCTCAATTGAAATTTAGAAGTAATGACGATGACGATGAGTTATTAAAAATTATTGCTAAGTACAAAATGGGTGCTCAGTATGTATTTGGTGAGTTGATTTCTTTCTACTACTAAGAATTAAAGCCCTCTTTCGGGAGGGCATTTTTTTAACTAATAAATTTTTAAAAGATGTCAGAAATTTCAACAGATATTTTAATTAATTGTAACGATGAAAACCGCAGAGGTGGTATTAAAAGAGTATTCGTTATTAATAAAGATGATGTAACAAGTTTCACAGCGTCTACTGACAATCATTCTTACACAGCAGTAACTTTAAGTACTACTGATGATAAGTTTTATGAGATTGAGGGAGAGCTGGAAACAAAGTTATATAGCTCAGAGGGTTCTCGTGAGAATGGTTCTATTTCTTATGAAACTTCTTTAGAGGTGTTCTCTCCAAAAATGGAGAAAGTAAAAGCTAAAGGCATTAACAGCTATGTTGAATCTTGTGGTTTAATCGTAATCTTTGAAACTTACAACAAAGAAACTAATGATAATAAAGCTTTTGTATTAGGGTATGATGAGATTATGGAAAAAGATGCAGCAGTTGATGCTATTGCTAATGAAGTTTTAGAAGCTGAATTACAAGGGCAAAACGGATATACTGTAACTTTTGCTGGTAAGCAAGCTCAGCTAGTAAGGGAATTTGTAGGTTCCATCACTACAAACAGCTCCGGTACTGTTAGCTTAGGTTCATAAATTTAGTTTATGGTGGATAGTTGCAGGTGCAACAGTAGGGAGGGCTTTGTTAGGTTCTCCCTTTATTGCTTTTAGAAATAAAGTATTAATTAATTTTATTATATTTAGATATGAGCAAATTTATTATAGAGCCTAGTTTTATAGGTAAAAAAATAATGGGTTCAGTAGGTATTATCAATCTTACTGATAAAACAAGCCAAAAAGACTTAAAAAAACTATACAATGCAGGTTTTACCAATATTGTATCAATCGAAAAGGTAAAAGATGAGCCAAAAGAAGATAAGTAGCATAAAGGCTAGTACTGTTAAGACTGACCCTATATCTACTCCAATAGTTAAAAAAGAGAAAGAGCCTAATATTGATATTGAACAAAAGTGGGTACCATTTTTTCAGGATTCAGATAACATTTATGTAAATGATTTAGCAAAGAGGGCTAGACGGTCCAGTACTCATAGCAGTATTATAAATCAAAAAATTACATTTATAAAGGGTAAGGAATTTACTTTCAAGTTAGACGGTGAGAATGTGGGTTATGAGGATTTGCCGCAGGATTTTCAGGAATGGTGCAAGGAAGTCAACCCTGAAGGAGATAGTTTATATGATGTATTTAGCGACATTGTACAGTCTTATGTTATCACTGGTAATGCTTATGCACATATTAAAAAAAGCGGTGATTACACTGCATTATATTGTGAGGATGCTACGACGGTAAGAAAAGGAAAAAGAAAAGATATAGCATATTTATCAAACTTTTGGAGAGATATAGAATTAAGTAATACTCCATCTGCTCAATATCCTGTTAATGAGTTAAAATTTTATGATGGTACTCAAAGTAAAGAGTTTATAATTCATATAATGAGAAAATATCCAGAGTTCAATTATTATGGATTGCCTGATTATGTAGGTGCTTTAGACTGGATTGATATTGAGTACAGAATGAGTAAGTACAATATTGATAAGTTTGATAATGGGTTTTTTCCTAGTGTACTTATTCAGATGTTTGGGGAGGTTCCCGATGGGATGAACGCACAGCAATACGTTGAAAAGATTAAAGAGAAGTTTACAGGTGAAGCTAATAATGATAAATTTTTAGTAGAGCTTTTAGATAGCCCTGAACAAGCAGCAAGTATAAAAGAGTTTGACAGGGAGCGTGATGGTGAATTTATGGAGCTATCACAGTTATGCACTAAAGCCATTATTTCTGCTCATAGGATTACTCCTAGTTTAGCTGGTATTGAAACAGCAGGAAAGCTGGGAAGTAACCAACAGATAAAAGATGAGTATGATAAGTTTATGAACAGTGTAGTTATTCCGGATTTTCAGGAGCCACTATTAAAAGCGTTAAACGGTATTATCAAGAGAGATACTAAATATGGTAACATTGAAATAGGTATTTTAAACGTTTCTCCTGTTGGTGATAGTGCTAAAGTTGATTTAAATGCTGTTATAACTATCAATGAAGCTCGTAAGATGCTAGGCTTACAAATGTTAGATGATGGTAGAGGTGAGCAGTTTGTAAATGAAAATGCTGTACAGAATATTGAAGAGGATACAGATGAAGAGGTAGATAATGAAATAAACAACACTTATCAAAATAGCATTTATATAAAAACCTATGCTGATTATCCTGATAGTGCAGTTAACAATGCTAAGAGGGGTATAAAGCTAAATGATGAAGTTAATAACAGATGTGCAACTGATGTAGGTAAACAAAGAGCACAGGACATAGCTAATAGAAGAGGTTTATCTTTTAGTACTATAAAAAGAACGTTTAGTTATTTATCAAGAGCAGAAGAGTACTATGACCCTAGTGATACTAAGGCTTGTGGTACTATCTCCTATTTATTGTGGGGAGGTAAGAGTATGAAAAGTTGGGCTGAGAGAAAGATTAAGGAAATAGAAAACAGTTAATAAATATGGCGTATAATACTGAAATGATGACCTCAACAGAGGTAAGTAGTCAAGCAATAAATGATAATTATTTTGATACTGCTTATTTTGATAAGTACATTTTGACATCACAGCGAAAGTATGTAAAGCCTGTTTTAGGGAAAGATTACTATAATGAGCTTTTAACCCAAATTGCTGGAGCTAGTTTGACAGGTGATAATACTATTATTGTTAATCAGTTTATAAAACCAATGTTAGCTCATTACGTAGTTTATGAGGTGTATTCTAAGATACATACACAGCTTACTAATCAGGGTGCAATGGAGAATAATACAGAGCAGTCAAATCAGGCTAGCAACTTTGAATATTCACAATCTAGGGATTTTTATATTAATAAAGCTGATTTCTGGAAAAAAGATATGATAGAATATATCAAGGAAGCTAAAGATGATGATAGTACAAAATTTCCTTTATTTGATGATTGCGAAACCCCAGTACAGGTAAATAAAAAAGGCATTATATTTTATTAAGATATGGCGATATTACATAAGAATATAAACAATGAAACTGACATTCATAATCCTAAATGGTTTCAAAATGCTAACAATGGTGATTATGCTTTTAAAAATGAAAAAGGGCAGCTAGAGAGTACAGATGAATTGTTACTACCGGCAGCTTTAAATTTTGTTGATGGCAGCGTAGCCCCTCCTACTACTAATGCAGGTGATATTTATATATTATCTTCAGGAGGTAGTGTTAATGCAGGTTGGGGAGGTGTTAGCTTGCAAGATTGGGTAAGGTATGATGGTGCTGCATGGAATAGCATAACCCCTCAAAAGGGCAGTATGTGTTATGATAAAAACGCAGATGCTTTAAAGGTTTTTGATGGTTCTGCATGGGCTGGTTTAGGTTCTAGTTTTGGCAAACTTGGAATTAGTGATAGTGCTGGAGCATTTACTTATTATTCAACTCTTGCGGATGCACTAACTGCTGCTTCTAGTGGAGATACTATTGAGTTTTTTGCAAACATTACAGAAACAAGTAATATTACAGTAACTTGTGTTGATGGTGTTAATATTAATTTTAATGGCTATACATATACTTTAAATACATCTGGAACCGCAAACGCTTTTAGTGTAAATAATAACGTTTCATTAGAGATGTATAATGGTAAAATTAAGAGGACTGGAGCTACGTCAGATGTGACAACTAAAGTAGCTATAAAAGCGACTGGTTTAGGTATTTTAACTCTAAGCTCAATGATTTTAGAAAATGACTTTGGCAATGCGGCTTATCTATCTAGTCCCACTAGAACTATTAAAGGAGGGGTTTTTGTTGGAGAGACTAAAGGTATTTTTTTACAAAATGCAAGGTTAGAAAATGCACACGCAAGCTCTAATACTGGGGTAGGTTTGCAAATACAAAATAATGGAATTGCTATTAATTGTTATGGGTTTTCAGATAATAGTTACGGCATTTATAATAATAATTCACAAGCTCACAATTGTACAGGTAGGTCACATGGCAATCATGGGTTTTTTTCGGGTAACGGGCAAACTTATAACTGTCAAGGGTTTTCCAGTTCTAATTATGGCTTCCATATTACGGGAGATGCTAAATATGGTAACATTTTTGGATATAGCTCTGCTGAAGCTGGTGTAAATATAGTAGGTCAAGGAACTAATGTAACTGGATATTCAACAGCTACTTACGGAGTAAGATACTTCTCTGGTTCAGGTGACCATTTAATATTAAATTTAAAAGCTTTTTCTACTGCTGATGTGGCTATGTATGTACTAAAAAACTCAGGTAAAGTTGAATTTAGTAATTTAGATTGTGCTACAACTCATGATGATGCAGGTAGTCATGCTTTATTAGTTGCTGGTTCAGATGATGACATATTTTTTAGCGGTGGCAGTTTGAGAGTACAAAATGCGGGTGCAAACTGTATAAACGCAGCTAGTGCAAAAAATTGTTATTTTGTAGGTCTTAGGTTTAGTAATTCTACAACTCCCGTTAATGCAAATATTACTAACTTACAAAGTAATACAGAAGATACTTTTGGGAATATATCGATTGGTTAAAAAAATAAAATAAATAAAATGGCAGAAATTAAGCAGAACGTGGTACAATTTAATTTATTATCAGTACCTCCAAGAATGATAGTACAATTTACTAGTGACAGTGGTGAAGAAACTCAAAATATTATAAAATATACAGAATTAAGCGATGATGAAAAAGCTACTTTTGATGCCTTTAAAGAGCTATCTGTTAGTAAAATGACTTAAATATTTTAATTTTTAATTACAAATTTTAAAAGTAATTTTT